TAGTCTTAGCATACTCACCTTTATTTAATAACATTGCGCCACCATGATCATCATAATGTACAAATATTGATTCATTTTGTTTATAATTAGGTAGATTAGTAGCTATTGAAGCTGGATATACTTTGTTTTTATCTAAAACAACACTTGTACCTAGTAGTTTATAATCTTCTTTAGGTCTTATTCTCATTTTGTTTTATCCTTTTTAATTAATGTTTTTACCCAAAAAAGCCCTTAAATGAAGGGCTTTAAATGGGTTTTTTAGGGCTTTTATCCTATGAATTGAGTGCATCCCTCAGTTAGTGCTATTGCATCCTGTTTAAATAGTTTAGCAAGTCTTTTAAGCCTTTCAAGGTCTAAAAATTCCTTGGTACTAAAAACCCAAGTAAAATTGACTTCCTTTATTCCTTGCCATTGACCAGAACCTTCAGAACTTACAAAAATTTCTGAATTATGACTTTCAATAAATGAATTTATGGCAGATTGGAAGCCCTTCCATCTATGGTTGCTCATGGCTTTTTTTTCTATGTTTCTTCCTATCGTTAAAGTGTATGTTTGTGGGCTCAAGTGCTTTCTATTTAAGCCCGTTTTATTTACTTCTTTTAGTTCTTTTATGTTTAGCATTTTTTATTTTCCTTTTTATTTATATTGATTGATTAATTACTGATAGGTTTCTAAGTGTATCAACAGCAATGATATTAAATTGAATACAACCATCATCACCTTTTATATTTACAATGGTATTTTCACTTAAATCATCTTCACTAATTACCTCAATATTTCTTTTATTAAAAATATCAATTTGTTTTATTTCTAGCGAAAAAGCAGGAAACAAGAAACAAAATTTATTTAAAGTTCCGTGGTGTGTATCATTTAAAAGATTGCTAAAAAAAACATTTATTTGATTTATTCTATTATCTGTGTTTTGCTCTCCTATTCCTTCTATTAAATCCATTGTCCCGAGTAATTCGTTATCTTCTGAAGTGATTAAAAAATTTTTCATTGTTTTATTTTCCTTTTTTGTTGTTTGTGTCATGGCTTATATTATGTATTATATTTTTAATTGTCAATAGATATTTTAATTAATAGGTAAAAAAAAAGCCCTTTTTCAAGGGCTTTTAATCTGTTTTAATTTATTTCCACTACTCTTCAATGTATTCTATCATATCCGAGTAATTGCCGAAAGCAGTTCCTTTATTTTTATAAAATAATTCGAAATATATTTCCACATGACCACAAGTAAAATTTTTTAAAGCCAACTTCACTTCTTCATTTTTGGAACATCTTTTATTTAAATCTTTCAATAAATCATTTAAATGTTTTGATTGTTTTTTATTTAATACCATTTTTTTTATTTTCCTTTTATTTACTTGCTATTACATTAATTAAAATTAATACCATAACTAAAATATTTAAATATATATATATTGTATCTACCTTTTTGTGATCCATTTTAAAATCTCCTTTTTTTACTTCATTTGTCATATATGATATTAAGTACAATTTAATTAAAAAGCAATAGATATTTAATTTATTTATATATCTATTTAATGTTGCGATCTGACCTCAGATTAAAACTTTCTATGATAGCTAGTACAAAATTAATATTTATTTCATGGCAGTGTTTTGAAATTCTTTTTTGGGTTTTTTATGATGGTATTTTTTTGGTTATGCGATTTTACCCCACATATACAAGTAAAAAGAAAGTTTATTTTATCCTTGACTCATATGGGTGATTAGTGTTAAATTTGGGGTTATGGGCGTATGGCTTCGCTTAAAAGGTATTCAACTCACATTCCTCATAAATTAAATGAAAACAAAGTCTTAAACTGGGCTGAGAAAAAAAGTTTTGAAAAGAAAGTCCGATAAAGCTAACGCTTTATTATTGTATATCGTATAGTAGTTATTGTGCCTTATTTGGATTTAGGTGGGATAATGGTAATAAAGTCCCTTGTACAAAAGTACCAAATGGTTGTATAATATACCATAACTTAAAAGGACTATATCAAATGAGTGTTAATCTGCCAACAAACTGGAAACCAGAGAAATCAAGAGCAATCGACCTACTTGTAACTAATCCAAGCTCTAAAATACAAGAAATATCTCAAGAAGTGGGAGTATCCAAGAACACAATTCGCAACTGGATGAAAGATCCTGAGTTCGTAGAGATATTTTATCAAAAGTATATGGTTACATTTGGAGCTAAACTGCCTGTTGTGCTACAAAGTATGATACGAGAAGCAGAGGCTGGTAATGTTCAAGCTGGTAGATTAGTGCTAGAACATTCGGGAAAACTAATTAAGCGAGTTGAAGTAGCAAATAATCAGAGTCCATTTGAAAAATTCTTAAATACTCAGGCATCAGATATGCAAGAAATTGCCGTAATTGATGCAGAAGTTGAAGAAGTCGAACCTGAGTTCACAGTATTACCAGAACGCCCCGTAGTACCCCCAAAAAACCCCTCAAAAGTGCAACAGATTCGTGAGCTAAAAAAGAAAGAAGAGAAGAATCGCAAAAGAAGGGAAGCTAGACATTGGAGAGAAAGAGCAGAAGCTGTAGGGGTGGGAAAACCAGAAAGAGGTAGACAAACAAAAGCTCAAAGAAAAATCTGGCAGGACAAAGTAGAAGCAAGAGAAAGAGCATTAAATATTACCCCCTATGCTGAGAAATAGGGTGGGGTATTTTAAGAAAAGTGCCGTAGAGTAGAATGTAATGCCTATTTTGTTATTCGAGGGTACTGAGATTTCCGATACATATATATTACATATATATAATAGATATATCTTATATACTATGCCGAGATTTAGGCATGGGTAGTTTTAATGCTGTTTTAACAGAAAATGATTTACATTCAGGGCATTGCTCTTTACTAGAATCAAACTTAGTAGATACTACTTCCCAAAACCAACTGCAATTAGTACACAAGCATTGCCTGATTTTATATTTTTTCATGGCAGTCTAACTTTCTCCCCAAATACCTAAGTCACCAGAATGTTTAATTAACTCTTCCCAAACTTCTATATTTATCTCAACTTGTGTTTTTTTGCTGGTTTCTTGAACTGGAGCTATAGTTTTTGCTAAAAATCCCAATATTTCATTGTTCATTCGGTTTATTTCAAAGGAATCAGATGTCTTTTCTTCTAACTCTTTAATAGAGGATTCTAACATCTCCATACATTGCAATAATAATTGTAAGTAATATTTTTCTGTTTTTTCCATCATTTATCCTTATTTTCTTAACGCTTTTTTTATATCTTCAGAAAATTGTTTGTCTAATTTCTGTTTATCCTTAGCTGTAGTTGATATAAATGGTCTTGCGACAGCAAATACTCCATAAGGAGGTTGAAATCCATCATTTTGCTCTTTTCCGTAGCCTTTCATAGATAAAACATTGTCTTTGCTTTTAATACTATTGTATAAAGCACCAGTTTCAAACAAGGGTGCAACACTATTATTACCTTTTGCTTTTCTTAGTGCTAAGGTACTACTTCTTAAGGGGGTTAATGGCTTCCCATCCACTCCAGTACCATTATCTATGTTAGACTTTGATCCTTCTTCAGCACCTTTTGCGTAAGCAGAAGTATATTTCTTAATTGCTTTTGGCAATTCCCTAGCAAGCTTACCAAAGTCAAAATTAACTTTTGCTTTAATTTCCATTTACTGGCTCAACTGATTCAGACTCATTTTTGTTTTTATTTTCATCTATAATTGCCTGTGCTTGATTAAGAGTCAAATCTTTATTATCTCTAACCATAATCTTAGCTCTAGTCATTAGATTGTTTTTTATGTCAAACTCGTCTTTCATTATTTGATCCTGAACTGTCTTTGGGTATTCTACTTCTTGAAAGTCTACACCAAACTCTTCTGGTAATGCAATACCATTATATTCTGCTATAGCACGCTCTACTTTATAAAAGTCTTGTTCGTATAATCTCCATAAAGCTATATCATCGTAATAATCCTCTTTACGCTCCATGTCTTTAATCATAAGTGATATACCACTAGGGACTTCACCACCACTTTCTGCCCATTGTATCCATAGATGATTATTTGATGCAACTAATTCCATTTGAAATTTAATATTATTAATAGCCTCTTCTATATTACCATTTGGGCTTGTTATATTGTAAGCACCATCTTCACCCATATCTAGGATTGTATTTGAGCCTGCTCTAAGCATACTTTGATCTGCTCTTAACCCTGTAACCCATGGCTGACCAAACATATTGAATCTCATTCCAAGATTCATTTCCGTTAGTGCAATGTTTATTTGCTCATTACAATTAACAATATCAGAAGCACCTTCTACAAAAAAAGAATCAATCTGATCTTCTCTGTGAGTAAAAACAAAGGGTAATACCCCATAAGGATTATCCTGCTCATCTAATGTTTTACCTGCTTCATCCATAATTCCGTACTTATCATTAGTCCAATATTCCCATTGCAAAGAATCTGCATTGGAAAGGTCTGATACATTATTTAATAATGGATAAATAATCCCTGCTGGTTCAAATGGATTTTCTTCAAAATAAGACTCAAAGTAATACAAAGGTCTGTAATCAAACTTTCCATCTGCCCAGTATATCCTATTTGCTATTGTTCCTAACAACCTAGTCATTCTTTCTGAATGTTTCATTCTTACATCTTTTGCAGGAATTAATGCTTCGTATTGCTCTGTTTTCTCCCCAACATTTCGTTTAGCACCCAATGTATATATTCTACTAATTTTATTAATAAATTTTCTTGTAAAATTTGTTAAAGTAGGTGGTATTTCTGAAAAAGCATCTCCATTAAAGTAAGTATTAATATATTGATCTGTAGACAACCCAGAATAGTAGTCAAGATATTTTCTTATTTCACTTCTTCTTTCATGTGACATCATTAGTTTTGCTTCTAATAATTTTTCTTTCAACATTTGTTCAATCATCTTTGAATCCTTTTCATTTCTGTGTTTTTCATTGGAAATCTATTAATAATAAAATACCTAAAAGCATCATTACCATGGTCATGGTATCCATCTTTAATAGGTTCTTCTTTTATAGGTTTGCCATCTTGACTTTCAGGATACCTATACTCTTCAAAATCTTCTATTACATCTAAGCATCTTTTATCTACATGGATTCTCCTAATACCATTAGCACTTTCAAAAAATCCTCTTGTATATGCGACACTAGCTATAATATTTCTACTCATTCTATCTCTCGTTGATACTACTCCGATTCCACTACGCCTAAAAATTTCCATATCTCCTGCTCCACTTTGTCCTTGAACATTTGCACCAGCAGGATCACCATAATAACTAACTATTGGATAACCTTTAGTTTTAATCATTTTAATTAAATCTTCTGTTTTAACATTTTTCTTATGCAAAATTGAATCAAAAATTTTAATATGCTCAATACCATTTTCCCAGTAAGTTTGACAAAATATGACTGCTGGCATACGATAGCCAAAGTCAATAGTGCAATATGCAGGTAAATTAGGATTATAGGGAAACTCTCCTACATCAAGGTCACGATTAAAATCCCAAACCTTTCCCTCAAATACTGAAAACTCTGCTCCAAATTCTTGACCGAATAATTCTTTCGACATATTTCTTTTTCTTTCTACAATAGCAGGGTCATTTAATCCTTGTGGGAACTCATGCTGATTTACCCAAGATGGAGATGAGTGACTTTCCCATAACGGATCATTCGCTCCTAGTTTAAACAAATCGTATATCCAGTTTCTTCCTTCTGGTGTTGTAATAAAAATAACCTTTCCTTTTCTGCCTGCAACTGTTGGAGATAAATACATATCCCAAATCTTTTTATTCATCTTGGCTACCTCATCTATAACCAAGAGGTCGCAACCTTCACCCACAAGAGAATCTGGATTATCTGCTGACATTCCCTCAACAGTAGTACCCCATTTAAAACGGATATACATATCCTTTTCAGATGCTTTATCTACATCTTCTCCATGACCTATAACCATTCGTTGCCACACTTCTCTAAAGATTAATCTAGCTTTTCTGTAGGACATTCCTACAAGCCAAATACGCTTATTAGGCTGAGATGCAACAAAGGTTGCCTCCATAGCACTTGCCCAAGTCTTCCCAAACCTTCTCCCACAGACTACTACTTGAAATCTAGCATCCTGTTTCTGGGGGTAATGAAGTGCTAATTGCCCATTGTGTGGTTCGTATCCTAAATAGT